ATGCCCTTTGCCGTGAGATGCGAGAGCGTCATGTGCGCGATTGCGACATCGCCCGTACCAAGGACTTGATTGTCATTGGTATTCTGACTCCGTCAGAGCACGAACTCAAAGCCCAGGCAGCCGCTGCCAGCCACCATATTGGTGATAGGCAGCGGTTGCTTGTCGCTTTGCAGAGTGTCGGTGGTGGGTTGCACCTCTCTGGGAAATAGGGCTGCCTAGTGGTCGCACGCGGTGTCACTACCTCTCTGGTGCGTGGTAGCGACAGCCGGATGGTCGTGCTGCCTACAGGCAGGATCCCTAAGTCACGCACAGTTTACAGGTTGTCTGGTATAAGCGGCGGTGCCGATTTTGGTGTGCACAATAACAACCTGACCAACCTACGGAGGGGATTAATGGAGCGAGTTTATAATGTCGAGACGCCTGCTGGACTCGCTCCACCCCCCACACCTCAGCCCCATGTTTTTGAGAGACTGGATTGGGTTAGAGATCACATTCGCTCAGTTATCGGATACGCCGCACCCTGCTCTAGCGACGAATTTGTTGCTATGTATGCGGGTGATCGCCGAATGAAGGTTTACAGAGCGGCTGCTGATTCTCTGAGTACCATACCGGTGTCGAAGAGAGATGCGGTGTTGTCCACATTTGTTAAAGCGGAGAAAATAAATCTTACTAAGAAACCGGATCCCGCGCCCCGTGTGATACAACCCAGATCACCGAGGTACAATGTGGCAGTAGGTCGGTACTTGAAGAGACTCGAAAAGGACATCTACCGCGCGTTGAAAGCGCTTGCGGGCGATGTTGTCGTTATGAAGGGCTACAATGCCGGCCAAAGCGGGGAGATCATTGCCAGGAAATGGGCAAGATTCAACCGCCCGTGCGCCATTGGCCTGGACGCCTCTCGGTTCGACCAACACGTGTCGGAGGCTGCGTTACGGTGGGAACATTCCGTCTACACGCAGCTTTTTTACAGGGAGTCACCGGCGTGAGCTCCAGCAGCTCCTGAGTTGGCAAATTGCCAACAAGGGTGTCGCGAGGGCATCAGACGGTGTTATCAAGTATAGCGTCCAGGGTTGCCGTATGAGTGGTGACATGAACACTGCTTTGGGCAATTGCCTCATCATGACTGCCATTGTGTTGTCGTTGTGTCGCAAACTGGGAGTTCGGGCTGAGCTCTGCAACAACGGCGACGATTGTGTTCTAATCATGGAGAGAAGAGACGAGGCCACCGTACGATCGGCGGTCTCATCGTGGTTCATGGACTTCGGCTTCACCGTCAAAGTTGAGCCTACAGTTTATGAGTTAGAAGCCGTAGAGTTTTGCCAAACCCACCCTGTGTGTGTTGGTGGCAAGTGGATCATGGTGCGTGACTCGCTAACAGCCATGGCCAAGGACTCCCACAGTGTGCTTGATTTGTCCCATAGGCACGCAGGTGCCAGGTGGGCCACGGCCATTGGAGGGTGCGGCATGGCATTGTCTGGTGGCGTACCAATTTTCCAGGAATTCTACCAAGCTTTGCTCCGGGTTGGTGGTGGCCTTACGATGGGCCACCACCCAGCTCTGGAGAGCGGGTTTGCCCGGTTAGCATCTGGCATGCACCGCGAATACTCAGCGATTGATGAGTCCACACGGGTCTCTTATTGGAAGGCATTTGGGATTTTGCCATCCATTCAGCTTCTTTTTGAGGCTGACCTCCGTCGGTTTCACACTACATGGCCCCTGGCCCGCCGGGAAAACACGGCGGATCGTAGTTTCATCCCGGTCAACAGCTTTAAATAAATGGCGCCACGCAATGCCAAAGCCCCTAAGGCGAAAGCCACCAAAAAGAAAAATAAGGTTCCCAAATCCGGTATTCGTCTTGACGTACCCGGTTTGGAGTACGCTAACCTTCTTGCTGATCCTTGCAATGCTCCTTTGGTTCACCCCACGTATTCTGGTACTGAGGGTGGTTACCTTATTCGATGCGACTCTTTCTTCACGATTGGCGCTGGAGCTGCAGAAGCTGCTGGGTTTATAGCCTTCAATCCAAGCATAATGGGTTCTGAGGGTGGTGGTGTCGTCCTGGGCTCCGGCCCTGCCGGCACCACTTCCATCACCCCCGTTGCTTACGGTGCGACGGGCTCGCCTGGCTACAACTTCTTGACCAGCAATGCCAGTGCTGCGCGCTGTGTCGCGGCGTGCATGAAGATTTCGTATCCAGGAGCTGAGAGCACCAGGTCTGGCCGCATTCACTACGGTCAAACCTCAAGCGGACTCATTGGCATCGGCAGTGCTACCACAGTTGATTCTGTGGCACAAGCATTGCCGATGTTTGAGAGAACGCCTGCTAGCACGATTGAGCTTACCTTCAAGCCCAACGATGCTGATCAGTTGTACTCCAAACCCGGCGTTGCCGTTTCTAGCGATAGCGCAAAGAACAATAAGGTAGCTTCTCTAGTCGCTGCTTGGGCTGGACTTCCAGTTGCCACTGGTCTCACTGTACACTTGACTGCCGTTTACGAATGGCAGCCAGCTGTCGGTGATGGTGTGGCTGTTCCCAACCTTAGCAAGTCTAGGAGCAACAATTCTTTGGATGAGGTCGTCAATTACCTCATTGATAAGGGACATACATTTATTAGATCGGCGGCAGCTGCGGCCACCAGTGGTATTACCGCTGGTGCGTTGGCAGCCGCTTACGGGTCCATGGACCCGCGGCCTCAGGTCCGTCGACTTGGCATGTATTGAACGGGCGGCTAGCGTTCGAGCATGGCTCGTCTGCTCTAGAGGCCTCGCTTAGCTTACGCGGAAGTGCGGAGTGGACCCTTAGGGCTGGGAAACCGCGCCCTCACCCTGACCAGGTGGCGTTCCACATAGGCTTTGCTAGGTTGTAAGGCAGACTCACGTAGGGAAAATGGTGGAATCCCACCAGGGCACCCGTGACGTGTG